GGCGAAGATTCGTCCACGTTACGGACGCTGCCAGGATGCCGTCCCTGGACTGCCAGTAGGAAACGTCACTGATGACGACGTTTTAATTGTGTGGCTCATCACCACCGTGGCATGGTGCCAACTAGCGCAGCTAGAACTACATGTCACTCCAATTGTCTGCACGCTTAGGAAGTGAGGCGAGCATGCTAACATTGCATGAGCGAGCTGGCATCGAGATTCTCGGTCAGTATCGCAGCAAAGGTCGCTCGAAAGAGTTGGCTAATGCTTTGCATGCGTTTTCGAGGGCCGTGGAGGTACCCGCACAGGATTACTACCTCTACAAGTTAGTGACGACTGTCCTCGGTCATCGCCTCGTAATAGACGAGGAGAACCGAAGTGTCACAAGCGAGAAATGGGTGGAAACCGCGCTTCTCTCATACGGATGCGGAGTCCACGATCGAGGATTTGGCCCAGTTTCCAGTGGAGAACGAAAATTTGGATGCACCTGTAAAGGTGAATCTCGTTCCGCCACAGTTCGTAGCGCCACAGGAGTCCATCGGGAAAGGTCAAACGGAGACAGTTCCCCACGACGTCACGGACGCGGATCTAGCGTACATGGCACTAGGAATAGTGACTGGAGAAATGCCAGTCGGCGTGATTCAGATGGAGTACAGTCTGAAAATGTTGGACGACGGGACGAAAGCGCACACGAGCTTGCAATTCGTTCGGTCTACAGCACGTTCGGTAATAGTAAAGGAAGGTCAACACCTCTGGACTTTCGTGAGGTGGTGGAGCATCACATCCATGGTGCTTCTTTCTCTGGCTTACCTCTCCTGGGTAATAACCGCGATAACGTTGAGCGCGGACTTAGGTTGGCAGAGCGCATTCGAGACGAGGACCGCAAGTTTGATCCTTACCTCTTTGGTAGGCGCGTGCAGCCTGGCAAGCCTGGTCCAAAAACTAGGCTCGTTTGGATGGCGGCGCTCCCGACGACAATTGTGGGCTTGGCTTTCTCAAAGCCAGTTCAAAAAGCGTTGGCGCGAAACCGACCATATACTTGGGGTTTACGGAAGGCTGAACAAGGCGCCATCATCAGCGAAATGGCTGGGCGTTTTCGTTATGTCTACAGCTTGGACTGGAGTCAGTTCGATGCTACCGTTCCTCCTTGGCTGATCAAGGATATGTTCCAAGCAGTTAGGAGCAAACTAGATCTCACTGAATCTGATGAGCGGTTATATTGGCGATACGTCAATGATTTTATCCACTCTCGGATTGTGGTTCCAAATGGTGATGTCGTTCAAGTCCATAAAGGCATCCCGAGTGGGTCAGCGTTTACATCTCTGATCGGTTCAATGGTTAATGTTTACCTAACGAACTATGTCTGGTATCGCCTTACTGGGCACACTGTGAACCACGCTCAACTGCAAGTTATGGGCGATGACGTGATCTTATCTGCAAACGAGCGAGTCCAGTTGGCGGACGTAGCGCGTGTAGCAAAAGAACTCGGATTCAAACTAAACGAGCGTAAGTCAGTGATCATTAGTACGAGCGAGATGGAAGAAGGCGTCCATTTCGTTGGTCATTACTGGACGCACGGGCGACCTCGCAGGCCCGTTCGGGAGATTATCCAACGCATGGCGTTCCCAGAAAGGCACGCCAAGCAAGATTTAATCAGGTCATTAACTCGGCTTGGTGGATACGCTCTCACTACAGTTGATGGTCTACAAATTCTACTTCAACTGTATGATCAGGATGACATAGTGTCGGCCTTATGTCAATATTTGGACGACCTACGTTCTAGTGGGGCAGAAATACAGCTACGGACGCACGATCTTCCAGGAGATTGGAGACGACGCGTGTTGGTGGAAGGTGAG